AGCCGTGTACCATTCCCAGGCATTTTCAAAGCCGCTCGCGGACATCGCCGTCTGCTCCGAGTGCGGATCGTCGATAATGATTAAATCTCCACCACGGCCCGCGAGATTAGAGCCAACACCCACGGCGTAATACATTCCTCCACGCTCCGTGTCCCACCGCCCGGAGGCTTTACTGTCCGCAGATAGATGACAATCGTCAAAAACTTCTTGATATTGCTCCGTTTCCAGGAGGTTCTTCACTTTTCTGCCGAAATTGACGGCAAGTTCCGTGGTATGCGTTGCCTGAATAATTTTCATGGAAGGATTCTTTCCAATCATCCACGCCGGAAACAGGAAACTGGCGAATTCAGACTTGGTATGCCGTGGGGGCATGTTGACAATCAGACGCTTTAGCTCGCCAGTGGCAATTTTTTCAAGCTTATCGGCAACAATCTCGTGATGCCTGCCCGAAATGAAGTCCGGCCACATCGCTTTTACGAACGATAAGAAGTCTTCCTGTGACCGTTCTACCTGAGTCAACTGCGCCAAGCGCAATTCGAGGCGTAACTTCCTCGTTTCAAGATCAGTGGAAAAAAGATCAACCATAGGGGGTCAAATATAGCAAAAAACTTTTTCAGTTAAACCCATTCGTTTTTTTACCCCATCGTTTGTGGAAAACTCGCCACTTCATCGGCTCTGGACTCGTGGGGAATTCCCTAGCAGGGGGGCCCCTGGTGCCTGGATCGCTGGGATCGGTTCGACGCGATCCGGCCACGGGCCCCTGGCACATCGAGCACGGCCAACGGCCCACGAACCACGGTTCAGGGCTCGTGGATCGCCCCGCCATACGTTCGGGACGGGGAGCGCGGCCCACGGGCCGCCCGGTTGCACTCCGAAAGGGGAGCGCCCAGGTCGCTCGAATATCCCGCACGAGCCGACGCGCGAGCCGACGCGCGAACGGGTCGAATCCGGGGGTGCAATGGGTAAGGGTCGGATCTTAAAACGCCTTAAAACGCGTTACAGGCGGTCGGATCTGTCGGGATTCGGGCACGAGCCCCGGATCAGCCCATCGAGCGCGCCAGGGCGACCAGGGCAGAATAGTGATGCCCGCACCCCTCATTCAGCCCGACGACCTCGACGGGATCAGACGCGCCCAGGTCACGAGCCCACGCGCGAACAATGCCTCGGTACTTCGCGCCCCCGTAAACGAACACCGGGCCGCTCGGATAGTTCGCCGGGGTTGCCGCCGCAAGCTCATCGGCTCGGGGCTGGGTCATCGGGCGCTCGTAGCACTCGATCACGTCGCCGCCATCGATCAGCCCATGCTCGGCCGACAGCACCAGGACGCGCCAGTCAGGACGCGCGGCAAGCTCACGAGCAATCTTGAATTGCCGAGGCTTGTAGAGATCGAGCGCGCGGTGCGTGCCTGGTCGCTTGGAGCCGGTGCAGCTGATGAGTAACGTATTCACAGGGCAGAGTATGCGACTGATCGCAGACAAAGAAAAGCCCGCACGATGGCGGGCTCTTCTCCGGATCGCTGGGGGTTAGGGCTGGGCGTCGCGCTCGATGTCGCGTTTAATCCGTTGCACTTCGAGCCAGGTCAAAAGGGCGGCGCGCTTCAGCGCTTCCCCCGACCCACGCCCGCCACGCATCGAGAACACGCCCGCGCACTTACGCATAGTCGGGAGCCGGACCATCGTTTTCGAATCCTTCGCCGTATACGCCGAAGGTCTCGCGCGCTTGCTCAATCTCACACAGCCGATCAAGCAAGTGATGAGCCAGACTCCATACGTGGTAAATCTCATCGGCATCGAGTGGATGCGGGGGCCGTCGATCCTTCACCCGCATGGCGGCATGGTACAGGTCCGGAACCTCGATTTTATGCACATCGATATAGTCACGACCGCCGGACGCTTCCGGATCAGTCGCGAGAGTCGACCCCGCTGGGAATGTAAAAATTCGCATTTCTTTAACCTCGCAATCGTGGGCACATCGCCCACGTGCAAAGTATGGGACATATCGCACCTAAAAAAAAGGCCGCCCGAAGGCGGCCCAGGGGGGAGGCTACGACTAGAACACCGCGTCGCATTGTTGGTACTTGATCTCGGTATCTTTCGGCCCGAGCGTTGCCCGACGAATACAAACGCCGTCAACATAGAATCGATACTCGCGCGAACCGTCTTCGAACTGGCGGTGCGTCGTCGTATGTTCGAGAAAGGGGTGCGAGTTCTTCGCACTCGTCCCGACCCTTACCAACACCTCGCCAGTCTCGCGCACGCCGTACGACTTACTGCCCTTGTATATGCACGCCTGTACCTCATTCCATATTGGATATGAACTCATTTTTTAACCTCGCAATTTAAGACGTGCGAAGTATGGGATAAATCGCAGGGAAAGAAAAGCCGCCCAGGGGGCGGCTATCTTTTACTACTAGGGACGGGGAAGGCTATGCAGCTACCTTGTCGAGAATCTCGCCCGCTTTTTTCTCAAGCTCTAGGCGTCGATCTTGGTGCGTAACGTCACGAGCCACAGCCGTGATCGCCTGCGCCATGTCCCACACATTCGACGCCGGGCGGCCCTCTTCTTCAACGTGACGCGCCATAGCAGCTCGACCCATGCGCGCCGACAGCCCTGCACGCTTCGTTAAGAATTCCAACCGCGCGTCATCATCGCTAGCGACCTGGGCAGCCTTTGCCGCTTCGACGCCTTCGAGAAACGTCCGCGTCGAGCCATTGGCAAAGCTCGCTAACGCCGGTTGCGCCTCGGCCGCGAAACGATCCGGAGCAAACTTAGTGTGCCGGATCTTGATCTCGTGGAAATTCTCAACACCCCACAAGCACCGATTCGCGCAAACTCCGCGCAGGTAGAACGCCGCAATGATTGCGGTGCCCGCGCCCGTTTCGCTATTCGACACGTAGAACCCTCGAAACACTAGGTCAGGCTCACCGTTAGGTAGCCGACCGATCTCGATTGGGTTTCGATCATCGACCAGGAACATGAACACGTCATGGTCCGACGCGAATAGCGTCGTCGTTTCGAGCGTCACCGGCACGTCCGGGTCATAGGTTGCCATCCCATTACCGTAGCCGGTCATCATCCCTGGAATTTTCCAGGCACCGCCGGATCGTTCGACCAGATCCATAACTGGCTTAATGATTTCCCAGTCGTAAATCCGACCATAGTCAGGGCCAGTCGCCGCACGAAGCTGCGCGGGTTTACCTTCCACGTGATTGGAGTAATCACGAACGGCCGTTGCGGCCGAGTTATAAAGCTTCACCTGATCCCGACTACGGTTGTACCGCAGACCCCACTGCACACAATCAGCCGCCAGGGGGGCGGGTAGATCGCGGAGATACGACGCAGGCGCGCCGCTCAGTTGGGAGAGCTGACCGAAACTCCAATGGGTAGGCACCGCTTCGGTATCCTCATACCGGCCCTTGAAATTGACCAACACCGAACCGCGTGTGGGATTGGCTTCGTCAACTTCTCCGACTACCTCAAGCTGATGCGTATCCACAACTACGGACTGCATGGTGTTTGCCATGTTTCGCTTCGACGCGTAGAGCGCTTCGAGCGAAAGGTACTTCTCATCATCAGGGCGTTTCCACCACTGATCGCTAACCACTGTGCTACCGATCCCGGCAGCGACTGCATTGGTTTGGTAAGCCATAAATTAACCTCGCAAATGTACCGGCCGAACACCGACCGGTTTCGGGGTTAATTCTACGCGCTTTTATAATGTTTTGGAAAGTTAAAAAAGGGGGGCACCCAAGTACCCCCTATCAAGGTCGGCAGGGACTAATCAACAGTCACGCGGCAAAGCCTTTCCCGACTTTAGATCCTCGATGAATTCATCAAAACCGCCGCCATGCTCGCACCTAAAACATGCCGCCGACATATCGACAACATCCCCCTGAACATCGAGCGTCACCCAGCCCGTAGCCGGTACATCGCAACACGGCCACTGAGACGCGAACTCATCGCGAACGGTTTGTTCCCACTCGATGACACTACTGTCATAACCGGGGTTAGACTTTTCAGCCCTAATATGCTTATCGAATAAGCGCCAGTGCAACTCGGCGAGGGAGTACGCCGCCGCAGATACCGAGCCCTCCAAGATTTCCGGGAAATCAGCACTGTTGAGTGCGTCCTCCAATTTTTCGTACGCCGACGACAGCAACGCTCGATCATTGAGCGGCCCGTAAACACGTTTCTCAAATTGTGCGTCCATAAGCACCTCGCAAATAAATTAAATGGCTACGGGAATCGTCGCATACCTAATCTATGGGCGCAACGAGCTGGAAAAAATCGTTCCAGATAACCGGGTAATCGAACACGCCGCGCGGCTCCCCGCCCGCGATCCCACGCTTAGAAATCCCAATAGCGTCGGTGCCCGGAAACAGGAAAAGCGTTTTCCCTTTCGCACCGTCCCGCTTCACGGCGATCCAAACGCTTGCATGTTCATGACGAATCAGAAAGCTCACCTGGTGCGGTGAAAGTCGAACGGCATTGGCCGCTGTGCATTTTAGTTCGATCAGGTGGAAATGGCCGCGCTCGTCGCAAAGCATGACATCGGGGACGCCAGGGGCGGCCGACGTTTCAATCCGAGTCGGATGAATCTCCCGGCCCGTCGCCTTCAGGCCCATCCGGATTTCCCTCCACAGTCTCGCTTCCGGCGTCAACGGCGCTCCCCTCTATTATTTTTTCACCCATCGTTTTTTTGAGGTCGGCTAAGGCGGCTTCCACGTCAGCCCGCGACATAGAATCGATGCTACCTACCCTTATCTCGCTTTTTGACACATATAACCCCGCCGCCTGCCCACGTAACCTTTCTGCCATAACTGCTGCTGACCAGGCGTTATTCGTTACGGCCTCGTCGCGCAACTTTTGAAGGTCGCGAATATGCCGACCGTAGTCCACGCTGTATTTTTCAGCCAGTTCAGCTCGCTTCCGTTGAACGGCGGCGACGACGTGCGGATTCAAACGCGGATTCAATAATTCATAAGCCCTGGTGTGTGAGCCGCTATTTGCATAACCGCTGCGCTCTGCGCATTCGCGAAGAGTTAACTGGCCTTCCATTGTCGTGACGATCTGTACGAAATCGTGCTGTTTCTTAGTCAAACGGGTGAACTCCGTCTTACGCGGACGCCCGTTTTTCGGCTTCAGTTCGACAACTTGGTCAGACATTTCGTTTTCGAGTGAACTCCACAAAAGCGTTTTAGCACAATCGCCCCTATATAGACATATTCAACAAAACCAAAAAGAAAAAAATTTGAATCTAAGGCTCTATATAGTTAAACGTTGATTAACATTCCTGGTCCCGCCTATAAAATGACGGGACCTCCTGCCGGGACCGATAAAACCCTTATGTTTACTGGCTTTCAGACGATTTGGTCCCGCCGTCCCGCCGGTCCCGCCTTGTTTTACAAAAAAATTTATTTTTTTCATTTCCCAGGGAGATGTATATAAGGACAAAAGCCCCAGAACCCATGAATCATAAGGGATTATATGATATCCTCGCATGGATATCAGGAGAACTAGATGTTTCTTTTACGCATACTGAAATGGTTCCACGAAAAGATGTATCCCACCCCGACAATAGACCCCGCCTTAGAAAAGCTCATTCGACAACAACGCCTAGACAGACAACGGCAGGAAGCGGCCGAGGCTAATGGAAGTTAGTC